TTCTTTACAAACTTGACCACGCCAGAGACATTGCAGGTATATCCTTTAAAATCACAAGTGGTTACAGAACAAAAGAGCATAACGAACAAGTCGGTGGAGTGCCAAACTCATCACACCTTATTGGAGTCGCAGCAGATATTGCTGTTGGAAGTGGAAACGAAAGATACGTTATTCTTAACGCCCTTATCAAAGCAGGGTTTAAAAGACTTGGAGTTGCAAAAACCTTTATACATTGCGACACCGATGACTCTAAACCTAACAGCGTTTGGACATACTAATACAGTAGGTAGTACACTATGGGTAAAGCATTAAATCGTAGAGGTAAATACAGTCATTGTACTAGAGCACAAAAGAAAGGTAAAAACAAACCTGCTAAAAAGAAATGAGCGATAGAAAGAAGTTCAAAGATACCCAAGTAGGTAAATTCCTTTTAAACAAGATACCAAACGTAGTAGAAGCTGTAGCAGGAGATACGTTAGCAGGAAACGTAATACAAGCTATTATAGGCGGTTCTGAAATGTCCGATGATGATAAACAAGTTGCACTTAAAAAACTTGATATTGAACGTGCAGAAATAGATGGTACAACTCGTAGATGGGTGGCTGATTCACGTAGTGGTTCGTGGTTAGCAAGTAATGTTAGACCTTTAACATTAGTTTTTCTTACAATAAGTTACGTAGTAGGTTGGTATCTAGGTTATCCATTAGATAGTATAACAGGATTATTATCAATAGTGATTGGTGGATATTTTGGTTCAAGAGGCGTAGAAAAAGTATTTGGAAATAACAAGCATAAATAACTTGTTAAAAACTTACCTTTAAAATAGTTTACATCTTAAAAAAAAAGATTGTAACTTTGGTGGGTTAGTGGGAATGTAATTACTAACTTTAATATATATATAAATAAATGGAAGATTTAACTATAAGAAAATTAGCTGAAAAAATTGCTAAAGATTTTCAATTATCTGTAAAAGAAAGAACAGATAGTATTTTAGAGATGGATGCTATTAGTTATCAAAATCTTGGAATAGATTCTAGTAAAACAGAAAAAAATAAAGTTAAATCAGATAGTAAATATTTATATAAATTAATAAAAGGTTTTAATGAATCCGATGGTAATTTACTTCTAAACCATATGGATGTTTAAAAAAAAACTATGCCAAGAACTGCTAAAAAACCTACAAGGAGTAAACTTGTTAAGAAACTTGATGTAGTATTTAGTCAGTATATAAGATTGAGCAATGCCGACAACAATGGATATTGTACTTGTGTAACTTGCAATAAGACGTTCTTTTGGAAAGAAATCCAAGCAGGGCATTTTATGAGTAGAAAGCATTACTCTATACGTTGGGATGAAAGAAATGTTAAACCTCAATGTAAATCCTGTAATCTCTTCAGATACGGTGAGCAATATAAGTATAGTTTATATCTTGGTAATAACTTATCTAAAAAGCTACTTGAAAAAAGTAGGGAACTACGTAAATTTACAAATATTGAGTTAGAAGAAATGATTGCTGACTATAGTGATAGACTGAAAAAACTTACTTGATAATTCTTGTATATTGTTCTTTGTAAAAAGGGGGTGTAATTAATTTTGCATCCTCTTTTGTTTTTATTAATATTTTTTTTGTAACTTTACAATTATGGAACAATACACTAAAGCAGAACTCTATGGTAAGACTTTAGAACTGCAATACGAAAACGAGAAACTCAAAGAACAATTAATTTTAAGTTATGAAAGAAACAAACATTAATCAGAAGTTATTTAATCTTCAACAAGAGATAGGTACAATTAGTAAGGATGCAAGTAATCCTTTTTACAAGTCAAAGTATTTTGACATTAACTCACTAATCAACCAACTTAATCCTTTACTAAAGAAACACAAATTACTTCTATTACAACCAATAGAGGAAGATTGTGTATATAGTAAACTTATTTGTATTGATGGAACAGGAGGCGTTATATCAGCTTTAAAACTACCTGAAATAAATGACCCACAAAAGTTAGGTTCTGCTATTACATATTATAGAAGATATACTTTAGCTTCGCTTCTTGGTTTACAAGCTGTAGATGATGATGCTAATGTAGCGAGTGGAGTAACTGAAGATAAGAAATGGTTAAACCAAAACACACCTGAATTTAGTAAAGCAATAGAATTTATAAAAGGTGGAGGTAGCGTAGAAGCTATTAAAAGCAAGTATAAGGTATCTAAAAAAGTACAAGATGAACTTGCAAAACTGTAGAATTAAAAAAGTATATTACACAACTAAATATAATAATCAATCAATAAAAGTAGAAATATGGAAATTACAGGAAACATCAAACTTATTCAAGACGTTGAGTCAGGAACTTCTAAAGCAGGTAACGAATGGTCAAAGAGAACTATCGTTGTAACTACTGCAGAGAAATACCCACAAGATTTAGCAATAGATTTTTTAGGTGAGTCTATAAAATCAATAAACAACTTTCAGGTAGGAAACCCTGTTACAGTTAGTATTAATTTAAGAGGCAAAGAGTACAACGGTAAATACTACACAAGTATAAACGGTTGGAAGATTGCAGCAACAATAGGAAACGTTAACAACACAGACCAAAACCCTGCAAGAGAAGAAACAGCAGATTTACCATTTTAATTTAAGAGGGGATTAATTTCCCCTTTTTTTTTATATTTATGAGAAAGTTAAAAGATGGAGAAGAAATGCCTTACGATTTTTGGAACTACAAAGTAAATCCAATCGTAGGATATTACGTAGAAAAAGAAGAAGGACAAACAATAGCAATGGAACAAAAGTATAATAGAATGGTATGATAGCACAAGCAAAGAAATTACAAGACAAGATATTAGACATAAAGTACGGAAGAGTAAAGGAAGGTTTAAAGATTGGAGTTCCTGAAATTGATGAACACATTAGATTTAAAAAGAATTTGTTAATAGCTATAGGACACGCAAACGTAGGTAAGACTACAACCCTTATTTACTTTTACGTATTATGGGCAAAGTTACACGGTTTAAAGTTTGTTGTTTGGTCAAGTGAAAACAGTCCTGAATCTATTTTAAGAAAGATTATAGAGTTTAGGATGGGTAAACCAATACAGGAAGCAACTGATGAGTTAATTAGTAAAGCAGTAGAATGGTCAAACGAACACTTTAAGATAATAGACGTAGAAGATATGTACACCTATAAGAGTTTGTTAAAAGAAGCACAACAAATTAAAGATGCTTGGGATTACGATGGTTTACTTATAGACCCTTATAACTCTTTAGCTAAAGATGCTTCTATTTTAAAGATGGTAGGTAACACGCACGAGTATGATTATCAATGTTTAACTGAATTACGCATTTTTAGTAAAAAGAATAACATACAGATATGTGTTAATGCTCACGGTGTAACCTCTGCACTTCGTCAAGTACATCATTCAGGACACGAATACGAAGGATTAACAAGACCATTAGCTATGAGTGATGCAGAGGGTGGTTCTAAAATAAGTTCACGTGCTGATGATATTTGGTGTATTCATAGGTATGTAGCACACCCAACTGATTGGATGTATAGCAATATCCACGTCTTGAAAATAAAGGAAAACGAAACAGGTTCAAGACCTACCACGTTTGAACAACCTATACAATTAAGAATGAAAGTTAATAATGTAGGATTTGAATATATGGGGAGAGATTTAATACACAATGAAAACAAAGTACAAAAATTAAACGTATGATAGTAGTAGGACTTTTATTAGTAGTAGCATTTTCTTTTTTGATTATAGGTCAATTTAAGAGTGCAGAGATTATAATAAGTCCTATTAAGGGAATAATGTTTGGATTTTTATATCACAAAGAACAATACGAACAAGAAGATGAGGTTACCCTGCAATGTTTGCTCGGTATAATTAGTATTAATGTGATATGGATAAACCAACTGAATGGCTCGCAAAAGTAGCTGAAAGGCACAAAGAGTGGATTGCCATTGTAAAAAGTTTTGGAGAGTACGACTATGCAGAAGATATAGTGCAGGAGATGTACTTGACTATTTATAAGTATGCAGATGAAAACAAAGTTATTAGAAATGGTATCGTTAGCAGGGGTTATATATACTTTTGTTGTCGTTCTCTTTACTATCAGTATTACAACTCTAAAAGAAAGATTAGTAAAGTTTCTCTTGATGATGAAGAGTTTACCATCCAAATTCCGAACGATTCGCAAATGGATGAACAAGTAGCATTTCATAAAATCTGTACAATGATAGATGACCACATTGATGGATGGAGATGGTACGAAAAGAAATTGTTTTCTCTTTACAGAGATACTGATTTAAGCATACGAGGTATAGCAGCAGAAACCAATATTAGTTGGGTAAGTATATTTAATACCTTAAAACACGCTAAACAAGAAATTAAGGATACATTCAAAGAAGATTTTTTGGATTATAAAAATGGAGATTATGACAGAATTTAAAGGAGACAAACGCACTAAAGAGTACAAAGAGTGGAAAGCTAAACACACACAAGCGAGTGAAGGACTTGGAGATACGGTTGAGAAGATAACAAAAGCTACAGGAATAAAGAAAGCAGTTGATACTGTGTTTCAAAAGTTAGAAAAAAGCTGTGGATGTGAAGAAAGAAAAGAAAAATTAAATCAAGTATTTAGATACAAGAAACCTGAATGTTTAACAGAGCAGGAGTTTGATTTAATCAAGATGGCAGTAGATACTAAAAAGAATAAGTGGACACCTGAAGAGCAGGAAACGTACAAAAACATTTACGAAAGAATATTTAAAACCAAAGTTGAATGTACACCTTGTAGTTTTGGTAAGGTAGTATGGAAAGATTTACAAGCTGTATATAATCAGTATTTATGAGTTTAATTAGAAATAGAAACCAAGTAAAACAAGTTATTGATTTTACAGGAGTGCAAAACGGTAAGCTGCATCCAAGTGATATTGACTTTGTTTTAGAATTTGACAGCAAAGTATTAATACTTGGAGAGGTAAAAAGAAAGTACAATAAGATACCTACTGGTCAAAAACTAATATTAGAAAGAATTGTAGATAGATGGGGAGAGGGAGGTATAGCTTTAAAAGTAGAGCATCAATACGAAGATGACAATACTAATATACCATTAGAAGAATGTACAGTTACTGCAA